TCGCAGGATTGCCTGGATCCTTCACAACATAGATGTTGCTGGGGTATGCCAAGAGACGCTTCTGCTTGCGCGCGATCTCCTTATCAGAGTCAAGACCAGTATTCCAAAGAACGCTGTTATGTTCTGATACGGGATCGTCTTTACCGATAGTCGTCAACGACCGCTCGATATACCAAAGTCCAGTTGGACCTTGGAATCCATGGTCCCAGATGCGAACGAAGGGAATATCTTCGTTCTTCGGTGCAGGAAGGAAGCGAATGACAGCGTAACCGTTACCAGCCTTATCGACGGTATGCTTCCAATATTTGCCCTCATCGGGATCTGTATAGGTGGTATTTTGTTTAGCAAGTTCTTTCGTAAGTTTCTCGAACGAGGAATTGGAAGAACGCTTGAGGTCTGCAAATGACATAATTAATCTCCTATATGTCGGTTTTTTACGGTATGTTTCGATGTATTTCGATTGCAGCGAACTGCAACTGTATTTATCATGAAGTAAAGACGTCCTTAACAATTTTTCTGCACCGAAATGCATCATAATGAAAGAACGGCTTATACTTCAGCAGCTTCTTGTGGATGCTGGGCCATAGGACACCATCCTCAATTTTCTTGTTCCAATGACCGAAGAACCCGAAAATATCATTGAGGATAATCACCGTCTCGATTGAAATCTCGCGACGAAGATATTGTTTCAGTAGAAAGGGATGTTGCCCATTCTTTACAATAACACAATCATTGAAATTTGTACATAGTTTTTTTACATCTTCTTCAAAAATATAAGAAAGAGATTGTTGTCTCTTCAACCATTCATTGTACACTTTCTCTGAGTCATCATCAAATAGATCGCCTATCCATTTCAAATCACCATCAATAAAGTTGGCGACCAGATATTTGAGAGGATCTTTGTGTTTTGACAGTTTATAGAATTGATACTTATCTTTACGAACGTCAAAGCTCGAAGGCTTAGCTCCGATCTTGCCGTTGTATTTGATGTAGTCGTAGCTGTCTGTTGTGAAGTGATTTTTGAGGGCGAGGAATGTGGTGTAGCTCTCGAAAGGAGTCATACTGGTAACTTTGCCCTCTTTGGCATGAAGTTGAGTTCTTCTGCTTCGTCTTGAAGCTTTGCCTTAATACGAATGTTGCTACGAATAATACTCGCAGCAGCTTCGAGCTCGATGTTATTCTTTTCGCAATAGTGGACGACGGCATCCATATAGTCTAAATTATAATTGATAACCAATCGTTCAATTTCTTTGATAAACTTTTCAGAAGTCAATGCTTTGGTTGAGATGACGTCGTCCATCATAATATAATTATCCTCTATAAAAAATGTGTGCACCAATTTTAGTCGTACGATCAAAGACTCTGCCCCATGATGGGCTTACATAGTCTGCGTGATAGAATTTTGCACCTCTTGTAACGTCACTGTAGTTACCCAGATATACGTTTTCGGCAACGGCTGTCGCCTTACGATATGCTGTCATATCAGCTATTCGCTTTCCTCCCTCACACTTCCATGAAAATTGGCATACGCGCGCAGTTCTCTGATTGATAACCGCACATGGTGTCTTTGGGAATCTTTTATCTTTTACGCGATTCAATACTACATTGTTCACCGCGATTTTGCCTTTAGTTGGCTCATGGCCTGCTTCGAAATATGTATTCTCGGCCATGCATTTGATTTGTTTTTTATCGTATTTGCTCAGATAGACTGGCTCTTTTACGATTTTTTCTTTTTCGATTACCTGAATCACTGGGACCTTTACGATCTGTACTTCAGGTTGTTTAGTTGGAGTAGCCAAAGCCACACCTGTGACTGCAATAACACCTATGACAAAGCCTTCGGCCCAGCGTAGGTACGGGAAATCTTTTCTGTTTTCGAAAAGTTTCATGTTTTTCCTCTTAGTCTCAATGACTTTGGCAAACAGAGACTACTGTGCAGGCATCTCAGCCATATAGTTTTCTGCCGCTATAAGAAGATACACAAGAGAATAACGAAGTATCTTCCATCCATTTCCCTCTTACTGGAAATGCAAAATCATTAGTGTTTTCGTCGGTGACATCCGAATGATGCCGCTTTCTAGCCATCTAAGACTTGAAGTTTTTGTAAGAGTCAATGGAGGGATTAACCTCCGTCATATTTTATTTATACTACCACCAGCGTTTTTCTGGCGACTCGTAGCACCAGCTATTCAACTGGTAGTAAAGTGTGAGTACCTGTCTCCAAGTACCCACTGACTTAATTAGTTGCTGTCAACAAAAGTCTTAAGCTTCGTTGCTTCAACTAAAATTTCTTCTGCTGTAGGGAAAGTCGGAACTTCTGTCAAAAGCGTTGCGTTCTCGTTATTATCTGCCGCGCGGGCTGCTTGTTCCCATTGATTATAGAACTTTGCATTAGCTTGATCTTGGGCCATCTTGAGAACTTCGAGACGGATTTCATATGGTGTTTTAGTCATTTTAATTTCCTTTGTGTGTGTTATGTGTGTTGGCCCGTTCTGTTCCAAGGTGGAGCCATACCCGTGTAGATCATGCCGCTAGGCGGATATCTGCAAAGCTATCGTTATCGTTAGCATTTATGTTTAGTGGCACTTTGCCAGGCAATCAGTCTCGAACCGCCCTATTACACGAAAATCGAATTCCATGGTCACCCCCATCATCTACACACCGCTGGATTCGAACCATTCATGCGGCTTTAGCATTACTACCACCTGTCGTGCCCTTCAGGATCGGTGTGTAGATGGTGGAGGTGCGGGGAGTCGAACCCCGGTCTTTCCGCCTTTATTGTTGATTGTCAACAACTGATATTCTATATATACAATGTTTTGGCTTAATTGTACATGCTTAACGTAAGAAGCCAAGTGTTTTTTTTCACTAGTTTACAAGATGTTGAGCAAGAACCATACAACTCAACCAAGCCCACATAGTATTAAACGCTACGAGGGTGGGCAGCAACTTCTTATTCGAAGCCCAAATAAGCGTAAGGCTTGTTATCAATGTCAACCAATATAACCACCAAATGCTGGCACCAAAGATCAAGCCAGGAATAATAATAATTGCTTTGGCCGTCCAACTTGCTGCTTCTACTTTGTTATAGAAGTGGTCCCAATATTCTTTCGTAAACCACAAACCGTAACAGTCTCGGATTTTATCCCATCCAGTTTTGTAGTAGGTGAACATTACCAAACCAAAAGCTGCAGTTGTAGCCCAAACAATTTGTTCAATATTCATGTTTTGACTTAATTACACCAAGACTGTTTTGCATCTCCGAAATATGCTCGAGCAAAGCTGTTCTTAATAAGCAGATCGCGAAGGCTCATGCCGTCAAGCAGAATGTCACCGAGTACACGGCCACCAAACTTGTCCCAATCATATAGAACAACTTGATGCTTCTTCGTACCAGCAATCACATCTTTGACAAAAACAGAAGCTTGCTCGCCGCGCTTCTTTTCGCTCTCGCATTTGGCACGAAAGCTTTTTTCTGGAGTATCAACACCGAAGATACGAACACCGAGTTCAGGCTTGAGTGGAGCTGGCAAGTATGGTGCCTCGATGACAATCGTATCTCCATCAATTGCTCGAACGATCTTTGCATCATAGGTTACACCGACCGGTGTCTTCTGAGCAATTGCTGGAGTTGCCAACATGACGAGTGCTAGCGCAATAAAATTCTTCATATATTTTCCTTAGTTACAAGTAGTTTGCCAATAAACGTAGCGCTCACCATAGCGCCACTCAGTAATTTGTTCACGGACGCAATAGCGTCTATCATATCTATAATTTGGTGGGTAGTAACGATTATCGTTATAGTCTTGGTTTCTATCTTCTTCTGGTGCTCGTTCTTTTGAAACAAGTGCACCTACAACAACACCGCCGATAATGGCACCGCATAGCCAACCACATCCGCTTTTACGTTTTTGTTTGTGTTCGCGATGTTCTGTACGATCATAATTTTTTGCAAGAACTGGAGTAGAGATCAGCATGCTGCTGACAATTGCGAATGTAATAAGTTTCTTCATATTAGAACTCCTCATCTATATCTGCAAACATCACCCGTTTTCTTGGAT